GGTAATACTTTTTATTCTTCAATTAACAACGATAATGGAGATTATTATCTACAAGAAAATGGTAATTATACTAATAAAAGTAGATACGTTTATGTTTCAGCAGTAGGTAAACCTACACCTAATTTCTTTGATAATAATGGTTCAGCTAAAGCTGAATTTACAGGAAGTTTACCAATAGTATCTTCTGGTTCATTTGGAGGAGGTGCTGGTAATAACTTTACTGGTAGTGCTGCTAAATTTAATGAAGATATAAATGCTAGTAACGTTCAAGGTGTTATAGCTAATGATTACACAGCTTCAATAAACTTATTAAGTAATAAAGATAATTACAAATTTAATGTATTAGCCGCTCCTGGATTAGTACATCAATTACACCCGTCACAAGTTAATTTACTTGTAACTACAGCTGAAACTCGTAAAGATTGTATAGCAGTAATTGATTTAAGAGCGTATAATTCAACATCAGGTAACGTAATTAACCAAGCAAGCACATTTGATAGTTCATATGCTGCAACATATTGGCCTTGGTTACAATCAATAGATGCTGATACAGGAAGATATGTATGGTCTCCAGCTTCAACATTTATACCAGGTGTTTATGCATTCACAGATGAATCTTCAGATCCATGGTTCGCACCAGCAGGATTACAAAGAGGAGGATTAGGAATGGTAATTAAAGCTGAAAGAAAATTAACTTCAGGAACTAGAGATAGTTTATATGAAGCGAATGTTAACCCAATTGCTACATTCCCACAAAGTGGAGTTGTAGTATTTGGTCAGAAAACATTACAGAAAAAATCTACAGCGTTAGATAGAGTAAATGTTAGAAGATTGTTAATTGCACTTAAGAGTTTCATTACACAAGTTGCTGATAACCTAGTATTTGAACAAAATACTATAGCAACAAGAAATGATTTCTTAAGCCAAGTTAATCCATATTTGGAAAGTGTACAACAAAGACAAGGATTGTTTGCTTTTAAAGTAGTAATGGATGATAGTAATAATACACCAGATGTAATAGATAGAAATGAGTTGATTGGACAAATATTCCTACAACCAACTAGAACAGCTGAATTTATTATACTAGATTTCAATGTATTACCAACAGGAGCAACATTCCCAGCGTAAAAAAAAGAAAATAGAATATTTATAATAAAATAAAACAAATACAATGGCAGTATTAGACCCGAACGAAATATTTTTTACAGCATTTGAACCGAAACAGCAGAACAGATTTATCATGTTCATTGATGGTATTCCTTCGTTTGCAGTAAAAGGAGTTGGAGCTGTATCTCTAACGCAAGGAACAGTTGCTTTAAACCATATTAACGTTCAACGTTATGTAAAAGGCAAAACAGTATGGAATACAATTTCATTTACTTTATTTGATCCAATTACTCCATCCGGTGCTCAATCAGTAATGGAATGGGTAAGATTACATCATGAATCAGTAACAGGTAGAGATGGTTACTCTGATTTCTATAAAAAAGACCTAACATTTAATGTATTAGGTCCTGTAGGTGATGTAGTATCTGAATGGATTATTAAAGGTGCTTTAATTACTGAAGCTTCATTTGGTGATTATAACTGGGATAATACAGATGCAACTCAAGAATTAACAATGACAGTACAACCTGATTATTGTGTATTGAATTTCTAAAAAACAACCCTTATATATTCTGAAAAATAGCTTGGCTTTGCCAAGCTTTTTTTTTACATTATATGTATAACTAGAACAATGTTATAACTAAATAAAGATTATATGAGCGAATTTAAATTCCCAACTGAAGAAGTTGAATTGCCATCAAAAGGATTAGTGTATCCTAAGGATCATCCTTTAAGTAGTGGTAAAATCGAAATTAAATATATGACTGCTAAGGAAGAAGATATTCTTTCTAACCAATCTTATATTCAAAAAGGCATAGTAATAGATAAATTATTAGAATCTGTAATAATAGATAAATCTATTAAATTAAATGATTTAATAACAGGTGATAAAAATGCAGTATTAATTGCTACACGTATTTTGGGATATGGTAAAGATTATACTTTTACATATGGGGGTAATAAAGAAACTGTAGATTTAACTACTTTTGAAAATAAAGAATTTGATGAATCATCTATAGTAGATAATGAGTTTTCTTATACTTTACCTCATAGTGATACTCCTATTACTTTTAAGATGCTTACAGGGCATGATGAGAAAAAAATTGAAAATGAATTAAAAGGTTTAAAAAAGATTAAGGGAGATAACTTACCTGAATTAACAACTAGACTTAAACATATTATCACCTCTGTTAATGGTGAAAACGAAACTAAAGTCATTAGAGAATTTGTGGATAATTATTTATTAGCTAGAGATTCAAGAGCACTTCGTGAACATATAAGAAATGTACAACCAGATGTAGATATGACTGCTACTCTGAGTGGAGGAGAGGAGGTAGAGGTGCCCTTAGGGCTTAACTTTTTTTGGCCTGACGCTTGAAACCGCACCTCAATTTAGATTAAATTTATTTAATCATATTCATCAAATAATATTTAACGGTAATGGTGGATATAATTTTGAAACCGTATACAATTTACCTATTTGGCTAAGAAAATATATTTTTTCAGAAATGGAAAAATATTATAAAAAAGCAAATGCTTCACCAGAAGAAAAAGGTAAAACTACATTAGTGGGTAAAGATGGTAAAGTAAATGTTCCCGAATTTACTAAAGCATCTCGACGATATAAAAATAAGAGCAGCTATAAATAGTTGCTCTTTTTAATATTTATAATAAAATACTCCTTTAATGGATCCAGAAGAAATAAAAAAAGCCGGTCAGGAACAAGAAAAAGCTAATTCCGCATCCCAAGAGAATCTTAGAATTACACGAGATATTAATAATGAAATTCGTGAAAGGTTAGGATTACTTAAGGGAGAACAGGATTTAAGGTCTTCTACACTAAAAGCTTTAAGGGATGCAAACAAACTTGCTGAACAGGCAGTTGATTTCCAAGAGGATGGAAAAAAAGTTTTATTAGATTCTCAAAAGCTTCAAAAAGCAGCGTCCGCACAAATACAAAATATAGCTAAATTAAGAAAAAATGCCGATGATCTTCAAATGCAGAGAATGCGAGCACAAAGAGATTTGCAAGCTGATAGGGGTAAAATGTCCGAAAAGGAAATAGCTGCTGCTGAAGAACAAGTTAAAACCGCTCAAAAGGCCACTGAAGCCATACGTGATCAAGTTGAACAACAACAACACCAATTAAAAACTACCCAAAGTTTACAAAAAGTCTCTGAACAAATATCTAACCTACCAGCATCTAGGGCATTTGGTTTTTTGAAAGATATAGCTGATGCCGTTCCAGGACTAGGTAAATTAACCAAAGGATTTGATAAAGCTGCATCAGCATCCAAGGAAGCAGCAGCCGCAATGACTAAAATAGGTAAAGATGGAATGGCTGTACCTTTAACTGGTATGGATAAAATGAAAGCAGGGTTTAGTGGTTTAGCAGCAGGAGCTGGAGAAATAGCCAAAGCCTTTGGTCCTATAGCTATTATAGCTAAATTATTTGAAGGAATGATGAAAGCGGATAAATCTGCTGGTGATATGGCTAAAAACCTTAATATGACTTATTCAGATTCCCAAAAATTATCTGGTGAGTTACTAAAGGTATCCCAAAGTTCTAGTTCATTAGGTGTAAATTATGATGGATTAAAACATGCTATAGTTGATATTAATGCATCATTAGGTACTACTGGAACTATCAATATGGAAACCGCGGCAACATTTTCTAAAATGCAAAAACTTGCGGGAATGACTAGTGAAGAAATAATGGGTATAGCCCAATTATCATTAGCCGCGGGAGGTAATCTAGAAGAAATGACAGGAGAATTTTTAGCTCAGGCAAGAATTTCTTCCCAAAATGTAGGGGTTGTATTAAATGAAAAAGAATTATTAAAAGATATTTCTAACATTTCAGCTGCAACCACTGTATCATTAGGTAAAAACCCTAAAGCACTAGCTAATGCAGTTGCTACAGCTAAAGGTTTAGGATTTGAAATGTCGAATATAGAAGGTATTGCTCAAAGTTTACTCAGTTTTGAAAATTCTATTGAAGATGAAATGCAGGCTGAATTATTATTAGGTAGAGAACTTAATTTAGATAAAGCTAGACAAGCAGCATTAAATAATGATATAGCGGGGTTAGCTTCCGCTATAAAAGAAGAAGTTGGTAGTTCTGCTGATTTTGCTAAAATGAATAGACTTCAACAAGAAGCATTAGCAAAAGCTGTTGGTATGAGTAGGGAAGAATTAGCTAAAACTTTAATTGTTGAAGAACAAATGAAGGGAGCTACAGGAGATCAAGCCCAAATAAGAAGGGAAATGTTTGATAAAAGGGTTGAGGAAATTGGCCTTACAGCAGCTAAAAATGAATTAGAAAGATTAGGATTTGAGGGATTAGAACAACAAGTATCTAAACAAGAGGAAGCAGCCTTAGCCGCGGAAAAACTTAATGAAAACTTTATGGCGGCTGGTAAAAATTTATTACCTATTGTAGACTCATTTACTAAAATGTTAACTTTAGTACAACAAAATTTGGATATAATTTTAGCAATTGGAGCCGCTAGTAAAGTTATAGGTTTAACTATGAAAGCTAATGCCGCTGTACAAACATTATTAAATGCCAAAGAAAATGCCCAGTTAGCCAAAAAATTAGCAAGTTCTCTTCT